CTCTGAAAGAGCAGCTTACATTTCAGAGAGATTGAGTGGAGAAGGGGGTGTCTATGTCGCTACTGACTACACATCCTTCGAGGCCCTCTTCACCGAGGATATTATGGATTGCGTCGAGTTCGAATTGTATGATTACATGACGGCGCATCTCCCCGAGCACAACTTGTTCATGTGGCTCGTTAGAGAGGTTCTTGGAGGAACAAATCGTTGCGAATTTCGCTCGTTTGTTGTTGAGTTATTTGCAACACGAATGAGTGGCGAGATGTGCACTTCATTGGGCAATGGGTTTTCGAATCTGATGTTCATGAATTATGTCTGCTACTTGAATGGAGTAGACTGCATTGGGGTCGTGGAAGGAGATGATGGTCTTTTCTACGTCGTGGGCGCGCCGCCCACATCTGAGGATTTCGAGCTCTTGGGGCTCGTGATTAAGTTGGAAGTGCATACTACGCTTTCAACTGCCTCCTTTTGTGGATTGATCTTCGATAGTGAAGAATTGATTAACATAACGGATCCAGCTAAGGTCATTGCTACCTTTGGTTGGGCAGCGGGAAAATACGCGCGTTGTCGCGATCGCAAGAAACTTGCGCTTCTCCGTTGTAAGGCTCTCAGTCTCGCACACCAATATCCCGGCGTTCCTGTGGTAGCTGCGCTAGCCGACTATGGCCTTCGGGTCACTGACGGCGTCCGCATCACAGACGCACTTAAGTCTTTAATTAGCGATTCACAAACACGATGGCAGGCTAGTAACTTGCTTCATCTTCCCGATCAAATACCTCGAAAAGATGTGGGTCCGCGCACGCGGATACTTATGGAGGAAAAATTTGGATTATCTGTCGAGATGCAGATTGCCATAGAAACGTATTTGAACAACCTGACAGTCCTGAAAGAATTGGACTCTGGATTGTTTGACTTGTGGTTCCCAGCTTCTTGGAGGCACTACTTTGTCAATTACGTTTATTCTGTACCATTGTCTTCGAATCTCCGTCAGCCAGGGGATCTGTGGTCCTATTCCGAGAAGGATAGGGCAACAGTACGAAGCTACATTAATCATTCTGGGATATCCGCACGCACGCGTTAAACACGAGCCATGTAAAGGCTATAAAATGCCCCGTGCTGGGTAAAAGCAGTGT